TTCAGAGGTCAAACAACAACTTTGATTCAAGTTTTAGCCAAATTGGCAGGTAAAAAAGTAAAAGTTTACGGAGTTACTCCTTTAGATTCAAGTGATGGACATTGGGAAAGTGATTACAAAAACGATATACTTGAAATTTCTAAAAGGTTCAAAGTAAAAGCGCCTTATATTTTCGTAGGGTTAAGCACTAATCCTGAATTAATAAAAGAGGTAAGCGAGCAAAAGTATGATTTAGTTTACATAGATGGAGGCCATACTTACGAGGTAATTAAATCTGACTTAGAAAACTACCCACAATTAGCCACAAAGTTTTTAATTATAGACGATTGTGCTAATAAGTTTAAAATGCCTTTTGGATATTTCCAAGGGATAGACGAAGTAAGTAAAGCGGTGGATGAATTTTTACCACCATTTACAGAGAATGAAAGGTTTGAGCATTTATTTAATGTGGTTCATAATAGAGTTTGGAGGGTAAAGTAATGGGAGTACCAAAGTTTAGCGAAGAATTGTTTGAAACGATATGTAATAAGATAGGCAAGAGTTCCGATGGATTGCAGAAGATATGTGAATCTGAGGGAGTTAGTGCAGTTGCTTTTTATTCATGGGTAAAAGAAGATAAAGAGCTGCTTAACAGATACGCACATGCGCGCGAGCTGCAAGCTGAGTACTTAGCAGACCAAATACTAGACATTGCAGATGATAAGACTGGCGACCTAGTAGATAGTGAGTTTGGGCAACAAGGAAACGCGGCAAACGTAGCTAGAAGTAAACTACAAGTAGAGGCGCGTAAATGGATTGCAGCCAAGTTGAAGCCTAAAAAGTACGGTGATAAGGTCGAGATTGAACAGAACTTGAATGTAAATAAGTTGCCAGATTGGTTAACTGGTTCGATTGTGGAACATGATGCCAAAAAATAAAAGTGTTCCACATAAACAAACTCAATAAAACCGCTTATCTATACGATGGGTAAAACGCATTTTAATTACCAAATGACATTATATAATCCAAACTTCATACACCTAGAAAAATCCCTTGCAATGGGCGGTTATAGAATCGCTGCTTTGCAAGGGGGTTGAATGGTACAAGAAGCGGTAAAACATATTCAACTATTCAGTGGCTAATTAGGCAGTGTATGACCTATCAAGGGATGACTATATCCATTGTTAGGAAAACTTTACCCGCGTTAAAAATGTCTGCCATGCGTGATTTTATTGATATACTAAAGTCAATTAATCAGTATGATGAAGGGTTACACAATAAGACCGAAAACATTTATTACTTAAATAAAAACATTGTCGAGTTTTTTAGCTTGGATTTAGCCGACAAGGTAAGAGGTCGTAAAAGGGATATTCTTTTCATAAACGAAGCTAATGAGTTAGAGTTAGAAGATTGGCGGCAATTGCTTTTAAGAACTTCGGGGAAAGTTATAATTGATTACAACCCCTCAGACTTTGAGCATTGGATTTATGACCAGGTACTCACCCGCGAAGATTGCGCCACATTAATCACTACCTACAAAGACAATCCACATTTACCCGATGCGCTTAAACGTGAGATTGAAAGCTTAAAGGATGCAGACCCTGAGTATTGGAAAATATTTGGACTAGGTGAGCGCGGTCAATTAGTTGGTTTAGTGTTTAATAATTGGCGTGAAGGTATGCGCGTACCGGACGAAGCTAAGTTTATAGGAATTGGTTTGGATTGGGGATTTACAAATGATCCTACAAGTTCAGTCAGAGTTTATCAACATGACCAGACGCTATACGTTAAAGAGGAACTGCACGAAAAAGGACTTACAAATCCAGAGGTTAGTAAAAGGTTAAACGGATTCGCAACAAAGAACGATGAAATTTATGCGGATAGTTCAGAGCCTAAATCAATTGAGGAAGTCCATAGATTCGGATGGAATATTCGAGGGGCGGTAAAAGGTCCAGATTCAATTATTAATTCAATTGACATTCTTAGGAGGTTCCAATTAGTTTTAATTGGCCATAACTTAACTAAAGAGTTTAGAACCTATAAATGGAAAACAGACAAGGCAGGTAAACAGTTAAACGAGCCAGTAGATTTCAATAACCACCTAATAGATGCGCTCAGGTATTTGGCTTTAATGAAACTAAACAACCGACCGAGGGGCAAGTATGCGACTATGAACGTATAAACAAGAAAGGGGTTTAATTATATATTTCTATATGATTAGCACCTATTCAGACCTAACAATCAAACAATACTTACAGTGCAAAATTATTGCAGAACTTGAGCCAGACCCATTAATTCGCAAGATGAAAATGTTGGCAGAGGTTAGCGGTAAAACTTTGGAATGGGCAGAAAGTTTGCCATTGGGAGAGTTACGTTCAAGATTAAAAGACCTTGACCAAATAAATGAAACACCAAAAGAGGGCGGTGCAAAAATGAAATTTAAGATAGGTGGTAAGACTTATAAAATTAAATGGCGCGCTCAGGATATGACTGGCGACCAATATATTGATGCTACCCACTTTTGCAAAGACCCGACAAAAATAGAATCCAATATTCATAACATCTTATCGGCATTGGCAGTTGAGTGCGGTTGGTTTAAAGATAAACCATACTCAGGCGAAACTCATAAAGAAAGGGCGGACTTATTCTTTAATGAGATGAAAATGAAACAAGCCTATCCTATCATGGTTTTTTTTTGCGAGTACTTCAAGATATTGGAAGTCAATACCCTAACTTATTTAGCGGAAGCGGGGGAGAAATTGGTAACGGATTTCACTCAAAATGGGGTTGGATTGCAACAATAAACGACATGAGCGGAAACGATAGGACAAAATGGGATTTCTTTTTTAAGCTAAACGTAATCGAATTGCTTAATACTGCCTCATTTTGGAAAGACAAAAACGAGTTCGACATTTATATAGAAAGGAAACGCAATGGCCAATGAAGCACAATTAAGGGCGTTGGGTAATAAGTACGGATCCGAGTTAGGTTCATTTACTCAGTCATCAAGTAATCTTATTGAGCAAGTTATAATTGCCCATTGTAACGATGGTATCTCTTTGATGCGAAACGTAATCAGGAAAAAAGCCAGGACAAGAGGCGCAAGTACTTTGGCACAAGCTATACACATCAATCCAGTTAAGATTACCGCAGTTAGTGTTTCGGTTGCCACTGTTTCAGATGTTGACTATTGGGACTATGTGGATAAAGGTGTAAAAGGTTTGAGTAAGAAAGTAAACAAAGCCCCTAAATCAAAATACAAGTTTAGAAATTTAGGTACGCCTAAAAAAATGATTGATAGTTTCAAAATGTATATCGCTGCCACTGGTTCAAAAGGTTTATCCGGTAAGACTTTAATTCGTAAGAACAAAAAGAAGCAAGCCTCTATTATAGACCGAGAAGCAAAACAAATGGCAGTCTATACTAAGATAGGAGGTATAAGGCCAATGAACTATGTAATAGCAGCAAACAACCCTAAACGAAACAGACAATTAGGAAATGAAATAAGAATAGCATTGAGTACCGCAATAGTAAGACAAATTAAACCATGAGCATAACAGTTATAAGTTCACCAGGGCAATTCACAGCCGCGTATAATCAAATAAACTATTTAGTAAGTAGTACTAATGCAGCACAGCCAAACTTTCAATTCTTAGCAGATGTTTATGTGGGAGGCGTTTTAGAATCAAGATTAGTATTCCCAAAACAACCATCTTCAAGTTCGATTCAATTAGATATTAGTCCAGTAATCAAAAACTATGTAACTCACGACCTTAGTAATGTTTATTCGGTAATCAACGCGCCTAATACTAATTCACAATGTGATTGGCAAGTAAAGTTTGGTGAGGTTTATGATGTTTCTGGCATCCCAACTACTTACGCTAATCTAACGACTGCCCCAGTTGCGGGTTCAAACATTTCGTTTAATTCAATATTCGACTTTGAGCAAGCAGTTAATTTAAGTTTAACTCCTTATGATTGCCCAACTTTCGGATTCTTAACAAGCAATCCAGAGAATATAACAATAAATCAAGGGGACAAACTTTATCTTTCATTTTACGACTTTACAGACGAGGCTCAATTTATAAGCATATCAGGCACAGAAGTAGTTTTAACTAAAAACGGCAACTACTATATGTATAATGTTAGGGTAGGGTGGGATGAGTTGGTTGCTTTATCAATAGATGCCGCAATATTATCGGCAGGAAGTTATACTCTTCAATTATTAGATGGCGGCCTTTCTGGATTAGGCCCACCAATAACAGTTAATTTAAATACTTGCAATCCTAAATTTGAGGTATTCCGTTTACATTGGTTAAATCAATACGGGGGTTGGGATTCATTTAACTTTGATAAGGCAAGTGTTGATAGTATGGGTATAGATAGGAGCCAGTTTAAAAAGATTTTGCCAATTGGTTACTCGATTGGGGATAGGCTAAAGTCAAACTTTAATACTCGAATAACCGATAAGATTGAATTAAATTCAAATTGGGTAAGCGACAATATGGCTGAGTGGTTGCAAAGTTTATTTCAATCGCCTTTAGTTATGTTAGAAAAGTCCACTGGATTAGTAGCTGTTAACGTGCTTGACGATTCTTACACTATTGAAAAGTATTTGAATGGCAGACAATTACACAACATCAATCTTTCGATTGAGTACTCTTACAATAGATATAGACAACAACTATGAGAACCGAACTAAAAATATACGGAGATGGAATTTATTTTAATGTTGACTTATTCGACAATGAGCCGCTTAGTTTAGTTAAAGAGATTAAAGATTTTAACGAACCGAGTTCAAGTCAATCTGACTTTACAAAGACAATTAAAGTACCTGGAACTGCAAATAATAATCAGATATTCTCAAACATATTTGACATAAATAGAAACGTAGTAAGTGATTCGTTGATAAACTTTGATGACGATTTTAACACAAACTTAAAAGCTAACTGCATTTTATTTAAAGATGGCATACCTCAAATAAGGGGCTATCTTCAAATGACTAATATCATTTTGATAGATGGGCAAGAAGTAAATTATGAACTTGTAGTAATTGGTAGAAACGCGAATTTATTTCAAGATTTAGGAGATTTAAAACTAACTGACTTAGATTTGTCATCCTATAACCATGCTTGGAGTGAAGCTAACATTGAAGCGAGTTGGACCGATCCTGTTGGCTCAGGTTATGTTTACCCTCTAATTGATAGAGGTTTTGCGCCTAGCGAAATATTTTACTACCTCGACCAAACATATCCAGCAGTTTACATAAAGACATTAGTAGACCAAATATTTACAGAGGCAGGATATAGGTATGATTCAGATTTCTTTGATTCAGAAAGGTTCAAAAGGTTAATCATTCCTTTTACTGGCAGCCAGTTTAAAATGACAGTTGCAGAGGTTAATGATAGACTTTTTTATATTAAGTACAATTCAGATTCAGCATATATAACAAACCCGTTACCTCCTGGAGAAGTAAACTTTCCTGACATTTCTAAAGATTCTACCCCTACTGGGGTATCAGGTAATAAGTTTACTATTCCATCAGGTTACTCAGGCCACTATATTTTTAGGGCAGAGTTAAATATTACCTTAAGATATACTGGTGCAAGCCCTATTAATGGAGATGGTAGGTTTATTACTATCATAAAAAGAGATAGAAGTGGAGTTATATCTACTTTATTATCTTATGTTCAAGCAGTTAGTTGGGGTTCGATTGTAACTAATGATACTTTAAATATAAATGTAAATACTCAAACAGCTTTAAATTACCAAGAAGATGGGGATATATTTTATGTTGAATTTCAGTTTAATTGTTTTGCTTCTTTTATTTCACAAACAGACTTTGAAATAAAGTTTAGGGCAGATTCAGCTTTCTTTAACTCTTACGATGGCCAATACAATTTTGGGCAAACTATAAACTTAACAAACGCTTTACCTGCCGACTTTAAGCAATCTGACTTATTAACGTCACTAATTAAAATGTTCAATCTATACTTTGAGCCTGATAAAATAGATGATAAAAAGTTAATAATCGAGCCTAGAGATTCATTCTATAATGACA